CTGTAACAGTATGTTACGGTGTTTTTTTTCTTGTAAAAAATACACCCAATGAGTAGAAAATGATTGACAAATGCACTCAATGGGTGTATTATATAATTGTAGCAAGGGAACAGCAGGAAAGGAGTTAAACATGGAGAACGAAATGAGTAAAGCAGATCTGATAGCAATGTTAGTATCAATAAGAGAAGTAGCGAGAACAAACGGAGAAACACATACAGTAGAACATATTGAAAAAATCCTTGAAGAGGTAAGAAAGTAAAATAGAATAAAGGGAACACACGAGGGGCGGATACCTAAACAATCCTGCTAACCGCCCCAAGTGCTTAATTAGATTATAGCAGGAAAAAAATAAAAGGCAAGAGGTGTAATAGAATGAAAGCAGTAAAGGGATATACAAAAAACGATTATATTGCAATCTGCAAAGAGGAAGAGGGCGGAGAGGTCTTTAATTTCAAATCAATGTGCGAAGCTGTCGAATATATTGCAAAATTCTTGCCGGGTTCTTCAAAAAAAGAAGCGGTTGCAAGAATTATCAATGATACTAATTGTGACTGGGTTTTCTTTGAAGATGAAAGTGTTATTTTTAGATACTACGGAAAAGGATATGATGAAACAATTATAAATGAAATGAGAGAAAATGGATATGGAGCGTAAGGAAGCAGACAAAATGACGATTGAAGAAGCACGCAAACAAAAGGGAATGAGTAGGCGTGAGGTGTCAGAGTGGTTAGAAATACCATATAGAACACTGTCGAACTGGGAGACTGGAGTGCGGAGCTGTCCGCATTACATTGAAAAGCTGATAGTAGATAAAATAATACAAGGCAAATGATAAGAAGCACATAACAACCCGCAGGACACCGATGCCTGCGGGTTGTTTTACGAAAGAGGCAGGAGTATGGCAAATCAAAAAGGAAGTAGACAATTGAAACACAGCGATAGAATCAGACTGGAGGCTTTATATAATGCTGGCCATAAAGTTGCGGAAATTGCTGAGATTTTGCACGTACACCGCAGTACAATCTACAATGAACTTAAACGAGGCCGATATGAACACTTAAACAGCGACTATACCACCGAAATGCGATATAGTTCAGATCTGGCACAACGAAAATGTGATGAAAACCTGAAAGTAAGGGGAACACAGCTGAAAATAGGAAATGATATCAAGCTAGCCAATTATATTGAGAATAAAATAATAAATGAGGATTACAGTCCGGATGCAATCATAGGAGAATTGACAGCATCAGGCCGATGGAGCGAGTTCCAGACCAAAATATGCACAACCACTGTATACAGTTATATAGATAAAGGAATTTTTCTGAGAGTAACCAATAAAAATCTGCCTGTAAAAAAGAATAGGAAAAGAAAATATAATAAGGTAAAGAAGCAAAAGAGAGCAGAGGCGGGCGAAAGCATAGAAAATAGACCGGAGATCATAAACAGCAGAGAGGAGTTTGGCCACTGGGAAATGGATAGCGTTCTGGGGTGCCGAGGAAAATCTAAAAATACATTATTAACACTTACAGAAAGAAAAACAAGAGCGGAAATCATATTCAAATTGAATAACCATAGTGCTGAGGAAGTGGTGGCAGCAGTGGACCGGTTGGAAAAACGCTGGGGAGAATTATTCAAAACGGTATTCAAAAGCATAACTGTAGACAATGGGACAGAATTTGCCTATTGTGAAGAACTGGAGAGATCCGCAATAGGAGCAGGAAAGAGAACAAAGATGTATTACTGTCATCCATATAGCAGCTGGGAAAGAGGGACAAACGAAGTCACAAACAAAATGGTGCGGAGAAAAGTCCCTAAAGGAACGAATTTTGATGATCGAACGGCTGAGGACATCCAGGAGGTTGAAAACTGGATAAATCAATACCCACGGCGTATCCATGGGTATAAATCTGCAGCGGAAATGTTTGAGGAGGAATTGCAGAGAATTAGCTAATATATTTCAGCTACAGAATCTCAGACGGCCGGCATGAACCTGGCGGCCTTATTAGAATGCTATCACAAAAGAAAGAGGATATGATAGGAAATAGAAAAGAAACAAATTCTACAAAGAACACGCACCTGTTTTGTGCAAAATAACGATATTGAATTTTTGTCGAAAAAAAGGTTGAAATTTTTAGGGATAAATTGTAGAATGAAATTCGACAAGAGATAGAAAAATCTCTTGCCGGATTTCTTTTTTATTTACGGCGAGAAAAAGAAAGCGTGCAAGAGTGAAAAACAAGCTCTTGCACGCTTATTTTATTTTCGGAAAGGATGTGAACATAGTGGCAAGAAAAAAGACAAAGAGACTCCGGTATGAGGACAGAGTAATTATTGAGAGAATGAGCAAGGCTGGAAAAAAAGTGGCTGATATAGCCAATGAGATCGGCGTTCATAGAGATACGATCTATAAAGAATTTACACGATGCGGAGCCACTAAAGAAACGTATAGTGCAGAAAAAGCACAGAGAGAAATCTAATTGCGCGGGCGCAAAAAGGAGAAAAGATGAACAGAAAACAGAGACGAAAGATACGGAGAATCGCGGGAAAAATCAGAGGATGGATTTTGACGGCCATGGCAATCATGGCGGCATATCTGGTATTGTGCGGAGTCGGGATCACAGAGATGCCAGAATGGGGACCGGACTGGTATCCGGTGCAGGTCTGCATGGTTGTGATCGGTGGGGGGTGGCTGACAATGTTCATGGCCGCAAACGGAGCTTTTGATGAGATGGATTTATATGATGATGAAGATGAGGAGGATGAGCCATGGGAGGAGTAGAGATTTTCCTGAGCGGAATGGCAGCAGGAGCTTTCTTGGGTGCACTGACAGTGATCGTGATCGCACTGGTAATGGCAAAAAGAAAATAATGAGGAAAAGAAAGAGCGCTCTCTGCATGGGCAGTCCATAGGCCGGTCCGATTCCGGCAGAGCGCAATCCGCAGAATGGCAACTGCGAATATGCACAGCAAGCCAACAGCTGGCGCATAGGTACCGTGAAAAAATGGCGGTGGTCACTCCAAACCAGAGAGAGTGTGGATGTTCAACAGGTTTTCGTCCTTTTTAATGTGAAAAGGCAAACACGGTATACAAGAGCCGAACAAAGGAGAGCGGTCAGCATGATAAGAGCACCGCCGAAAGGATAAATCAATGAGTAGACATGTAATGGGAGAAAATCCTGTGAAGATTATCAGATGGAGCGGACCTGTGACTTTTCCCTCTGGAGAGATCGGATATATGATCTGCAGATCCGGAAGTCTGGAAGAATGCCAAGAGTACGCCGAACAGGTAGCGAAAGAGTTCGGAGTAACCGTGGAGGCAGTAATTTGAACAATAAAAAAGCTGACGTTTCGGAGACGCCAGCCGGTTCACAATAAACGTGAATAACCTAGAATCATAGTACCATTGTGGGCCGAAAAAGTCAAGAAAAACGGGGCATGAGCTGACCCCGTTCGGACTTGATAAAGATATTAAAGATAGGACACAGAGACTATGGTTAAGAGAAAAAGATACAGGTTCAGACAGGGAGATGTCATTGATGTAGAAGAGTTCCATGATGGCAGGTATGGAGGTCCTGGAACAGGGAGAGCAAAGAGAGCCAAACCGACAGAGGAACAGATGAGAGCGGTCAATGCTCAGAACAAAGCCAAGAGGTGCAGACAGAGAATGCTGGAGTATTTCAAAGAGGGAGACATCTTTGCAACATGGACCTATGAAGTGAGAAACAGACCACCAGATATGCAGGCGGCATTGAAAGATTTTCAGAAAGCCATGAGATATGTGAGGCGTGAGTTCAAAAAGCGAGGATATGAGGTTTTCTGGATCAGAAACATAGAGAGAGGCACAAAGGGAGCCTGGCATATTCATCTGGTCATCAATGAGATTGGAGATACAGCCAGCATCATCACAAAAGCATGGACAAAGGGTGGTACCTGGTCCATCGAGATCAAGAACAGCAAGTATCATGATGAGGATTTCACGAAACTGGCCAATTACATGACAAAGGATGAACATACAACAGAGGAAAAGAAAGACGGAAAACCAGGAAAACCGAGACTCAGCGAGGCAAATTACAACACGAGCCGCAATATGCCATTGCCGGAGCCAAAGGTTGACAAGCTCCGGAGATGGAAAGAAGAACCAAAACCAAAAAAGGGATATTACATTGCCAAGATCCACGAGGGTATCAATCCGGTAACAGGATACAAATACCGAAGATATACCATGATCCGGTTGAAAAGGAGGCGGGAATAAAATGCAGCAGGTAAAAATCTACATAGAGACAGACAGCTCCTCTCCGAAAGCAACAGAGAAACACTATGGATATGTGCTGGAGGTAATGGTCTCCGGCCAGGCAGTAACCCGTGAGGGTTTTGGAAAGATAACAGGGACATATCATCAGACCGTACTGACAGCACTGGCAAAAGCCCTGGACAGGTTCAACCAGTCCTGTGAGGTCTGCATCTGCACAGAGGATGATTTCGTTCTCAATATGCTGGAGCGCAACCTGGCCATATGGGCCGGGAATGAGTTTCTGACAAGCAAGCGGAAACCAGTGGCCAATCAGCAGGAGTGGATGGAGATATGGAGACTGTCAAACAGGCATCTCATACTGACAGAGCCGGGAAAGCATGAATACACCGGATGGCTGCAGGGAGAAATAGAAAAGCGAAAGAGGGACGATGATGGAACACAAGATCACAGTCACAAAATATCAAGTGACATTTCCAAGAATGACAAAAAAGCTGTTTGATGAACACGAGAACATTTATCAGATTACGGTTATCAACATTAGACTGAATGAATTGCAGAAAAAAGGAGCAGCACTGCAGAAAATAGGAAAACCGACAAAGAACGGTACAAAAATGACATTTGCGCCAGTGCGGAGCACTAAAAAGTATGAGGCAGAGATGCAGCAGATCCTGGAAGATGGGAAAAAGCTGGGTCTGGAATTTGGGAAAAAGGAGGAATAGACATGTTTGAGAAGTTTGGAGAACTCAATTCTTTTGGAGAAATCAATGAGCTTGCAGAGAATCTGTTCAATGAGGGAGATACAGAGTCACTGAAAGCCATGGCAAAGGAGAACGGAATCCAGAGTGATTTCGTGGATATGTACCTGCAGGGAGAGATTCCGGTACTGTGCGATCAGCTGACAGCAGCACTGGGAAAGATTGACGTTGAGGTGGCGGAGTTGAAACCGAAAGAGATCATGGAGGACTGGGTGGAGTACCTGAGAGGCCAGTGCATGGAAAATGAGTTGCTGGCATTCAATGTCAGAAAAAAAGGAAAGTCACTGAAAGGCTGCATAGCAGCGCTTTTGATGTGGTCGTTCAAGAATCAGCAGACCGTGGACAAGGATATCATCAAGGCAGCAGGCGTATCTGCAGGAAAGGTCACACTGGGGATTCCGGGCATGGCCAGAGCAAAGCAGATCATTACGGACTACTACATGGGAAAGTAGGTGGGACGGATGAAAAAGAAAGCGATTGAAAAAATACCGTATTTCGGGTTAAAGAAAACCAGCAGAAAGAAAGATGTCAAATACATTGGTGTCACGGCGGTCAAGATTGTTGGACACGAAAAGCATCTTTTCCTGGAGGTATACAGGAACAAAAAAGAATCAAAAGAAACACCACTGGTGCGGATTGTACTCACAAAAAAGGATTTCGGCACATACTGGCCGGAAAAGGAAGAATGGACGAGGCAGAAAATAAAGCCGGATAGTTGCTATGGCCGAGTAATATGGGGAGAAGAACATCCCACATGGGAACAGGAGAAAAAAGAAAATATACTCCAGAGCACAGAAGATTTGGAAAGGGTAAAGAAGTTCTGCAAGGCAACCGTATACAACGAGGAACATTGGTGGGAATACATATACAAACATGAGGACGACATTGTAATAACGGCAAGACGGAACAGAGAACACAAGGCGTATATGCGCCGCCAGGAGGCCCTGGCAGACAGAATGGCAAATACCAGAGAGCTACCGGAGAAAGAGATCCTGGACAGAGCAGACAGATTGTATTTTCACGGCCAGCATTATCTGTATTACAAAAAGCATGGTTGCTGGGCACATATAGCCTGCAGCAAGTGCGGAGGGGTTACAGATGCGAGATGGAAAAGCGGGATTTCCTACGAGAGCCAGTTCCAGAGATGGACAGAAGAACCGAGAGAGGGGAATTATGGCACCTGTCCGATGTGCGGAGCGCGCGGAAAGTACAAATGTCAGGGAAAAGTGAAAGGGACTCATGACAAATATATTTATTTGTTCCTGGGGCAGAAATATAAAGAAAACGGAATGGTCATGCGCTATGTGGAAGTAGGGAAAAAGTGGATGCTGGGATTTATTTGTGGGGATAAAGGTCCAGAGATGTACAACGCGAGTGAAGAACTCTCCGGAGTAGAGATTGCAAGGGCATATTTTGAACCGGGGAAAAAGGTCCAGATAGACTATCACAAACATGATCCGTACATGGGGAAAGATTTCTGGGATGACTGCAATCTGTATGGATTGGCAAATATCTCTATCAGCGCCGGCCAGATCATGGCAGAGACATACGAAGAAATGAAAGGGACAATGTTCCGATACAGTGCACTGCAGGAATATGCGAAGAACGTTAGAGAGGTCAATCCGATTGAGTACCTGGAGCGTTACAGTCAGACACCACAGATTGAGGTCCTGGTAAAACTGGGGCTGACAGATGTGGTGGAAAAGCTGGTCAAATGCTATTACGGCATTGTTGCTGATGAGAATGCAAGACGGCCGGATCAGTTCCTAGGAATCCGAAAGGAAAGAGTAAAGCAGCTCATCAGAAAGAAAGGAGACACACACCTCCTGGGAGTCATGCAGATGGAGAAACGCCAGGGACAGAACTGGACGGATGAACAGGTGGAGCACCTGGCAGAAACGGATCTGAGCGGAACACAGGTGGAAATGGCTACCAGGTACATGACCTTGCAAAAATTACTCAATCGCATAGAGAAATACTCCGGTTGTGAGTATGGGACAGAGTGCGGCAGTGCCTCAGCCCGGATCAGACACACGGCCACAACCTACGCAGACTATCTGAGCATGAGAATAAACCTGGGATATGACCTCAACAACACAGTATATCAACAGCCGCAGGATTTAGAGGCAGAGCATAACAAAATGGTCATGGAAACAAACAAAGAAGAAATGGACAAACACCTCAAAGAGGTGGCAGAGCGTTATCCAGAGATCCGCACGTTTACAGAGGACTCAGAAATAAATATCTCTACGAAGATGATAAATATATCATCAGACCGGCCAGATCAGCGGAGGAGATTGTTATGGAGGGGCGTCTACTCCATCATTGCGTGGGAGGAGACACGTATCTGGGCAGACATAACACAGGAAAGACATACATTCTGATGCTGAGATTCAAAGCAGAGCCGGACATTCCGTACATCACGGTTGAGATAGATGCAAAAAATCCAAGGATATTGCAGTGGTACGGGGACAAGGACAAAAAACCAGATGAAAAGAATATGCAGTCATGGCTGAACACCTGGCTGATGAAACTGAAAACAGGAACGCTGACGGAAACAATCCAGACGGCGGCCATAGCGTAAGGAGGTAAACATGGAATATGTGCAGATGACCCTGGATGACTGGGTACAGATGAAACAGAAATTGAAACAGGAACTCCTGGGAGTGAAACAGAGTTTTGTCCGGATCGGATACGCTCTGAGACAGATTGACGATCAGAAGCTCTACGAACAGGACGGATACAAAAGCATAGCGGAATTTGCTCAGGCCGAGTATGGCCTGGGACCGTCTATCACAAGCAGGTTTATGAGCATCAACCGGGAGTATTCTATTGACGGATATTCCGAACAGCTCCGGCCGGAATATGCAGAACTGGGCAGGAGCCAGTTGGAGGAGATGCTGAAACTGCCGGACACTGACAGACAGATGATTCAACCGGAAACGTCCAGAGAGGATATCAGAGAGCTGAAAAGGTTTAACAAAACTGAACCGGCAGCAGGCGTGGCTGATGATATCAGTCAGCTGGTCGAAAAGTTCTATCAGGACAATGAACTCATACTCAATGCAGTATATGGCGAGGAGTTTGATGAGCAGACAATCAACAAATTCATTGAAATAGTAAATCCGGCCGGAAACCGTTCGTACAAAAAAGGACTGTATTTCATGATGATGTATGAAAACCGTGTCACATTTAAGAAATTCGGAGATACGCCAAAGGATATGACCTGGTGGGAGTTCTATCAGCTGACAAGGGAGATTTTCGATGATACGGCAGCAGGGACTAAGACCTGGCAGAACCATTTTGGAGGAGCGGATGATGAAGAAAGCACAGTACAGGATACGGCCGATGAGCCAGGAAGAGAAGAAAATGCAACAGAAGCTCATGAGCCAGAGGATGACGGTGGAGCAGTTGGAGAAACTGGCGCTGATGATGTCCAGGAGATTGAGAAAGGAGGCATGGAAGATCATGGAGCAGCTGATGAAGCAGGAACAGGACAAGAGGAAGATGACACCGATGGAGAAGAAAGCGGCCAAGCAGATTGTGAAGAACCTGCAGAGAGGACCGATGAACAGACAGGAGCGCAGAGCCAGGGAGAGGAAATTGCGCCCGCGCAAAAATCCACGGAAACACTAGAAAAAGAGGAGGTTGAGGATGATGAAACCGGAGAAAATGAAAGCTCAGACGCAGAAAATCAAACAGCAGAATCTGAACCGGAAACGACCGAGAGAGAGCAGACAGAAGAAACAGAAGTCATAGAGGCGGTATATGGTACCAGAAAAGAGTACATGGACAGGCTGTCAGAGCAGGGAATGGCGGAATATATGGCTGATGAATACAAGAGCCACCGGTTGCTAGTGACAGATCTGGCAAATACATGGAATCTACGCAAATGGCTCAGCGAAAAAGTTGACCGGTTCGGAAAGCCAATGGAGGACGCAAGATGATAAAGATGACAAGAGTTTACGGAGATATGTATGTGCCAAGAGAGTATTGCACGTTTACAAATCCGGTAACGAGTGGAGGAACTGAGGAAGTTGACTATGTAGATATGCCATGTGAGAACGGATGTGAAAAAGAGTGCGAGAATTGTACATTGCAGAAAATCATGAATGAGTATGCGAGGCTAACAAGGCAGGATATAGACGAGAAGAAACGACATTGTGAAGAATGTGAAAACTATAAAGAGATCAGAAAAGGGCCGAGAGGAGGGAAGAAAGGAATATGCAGGATACTCAGACCATCGGAAGTGAGAAACGGACGAGCGAGAGCCTGCAAAAGATTCCGAGAACAAAATGAACAAACGACAGGCAAAGAAACAGTATAAAAAGATCCACGGTCACAATCCCCCAAAAACAGCGGTAACGAAGTATACACCGGAAGAAATGGAGGCAATGAAAGTGTACAATCTCACACCGGAGGATATTGAAAGAATCGGAAACGGCCTGAGAGACGCATTTGCAGAGATGTCCAAAACGCTCCAAAGAGTTGCGGAGAGCATGGCCAGAGTGTTTGAAGATATGGGAAAGAAATACAGCAGACCAGTCATAGAGACAGAGGAGCCGCCGGTGGTAGTGGCCAGAACCCTGTCAGAAAGGAGAAAGAAGTGCAGGAGAAAAGGGTGGAGAGTATCAGAGAGGTAGATTTCTCTGGTCTGAAAGTCCCATTTGTAGCGGTATACGGTCATCCGGACGATTTCCCAGACAAATACGTGGCCAGAATCTACGAACTGGACAGAGCAACAGACACAATCATGGTCAAAGAGACACTGGAAGAAATAACAGCAGATATCAAAGAGCATACGGCCATGACATTCATTCCAAGAGGGACGGCGGATGTGCCGTCTCTGGTGGGCGTTTGGATGTAGGAGGGCAGCAGCATGAGAAGCGCAAAGGAATATAGGGCAATCCGGGAAGAAATCTATAGATTCATCGGTGCATACATAACAAAGCACGTATATGCGCCAAGCAACAAAGAGATAGCAGAGGCTGTGGGAATATCCGGAACAACAGTGCACAGACACCTCATTGACATGATTGATGAGGGCATTCTGGAGACCGATGCAGAACCGGGAACACAGAGAGCAATCCGGATCAGAAACACACAGGTAGTGAAAAGGAGAAAAAAGAGTGAATAAGGTCATTTTGATGGGACGTCTCACGCGAGATCCAGAGGTGCGATACTCAGCAGGAGACAATTCCACAGCAGTTGCCAGGTACACACTGGCAGTCAACAGGAGATTCAAGAGAGACAATGAACCGACAGCGGATTTTGTTCCGTGTGTGGCGTTCGGTAAGGCGGCGGAGTTTGCAGAGAAATGGTTTCGCCAGGGAATGCAGGTTACAATTTCTGGAAGAATCCAGACAGGGAGCTACACCAACAGAGAGGGCAGAAAGATCTATACCACTGAGGTAGTCCTGGAGGAGCAGGAGTTTGCAGAAAGCAAAAGAGACGGAAATGCACCGGTTCCACAACCTGCAGATGCTGGAGATGGATTCATGAACATTCCGGACGGCATTGAGGACAACATTCCATTCAACTAGGAGGACAAGATGCTGATATTACCAATAAAACGAAAATGGTTTGATATGATCCTCTCCGGAGAGAAGAAAGAGGAGTATAGAGATATCAAGCCATATTATGACACAAGGCTCATGGACACATTCGGAATGATATGGGTGGGAGATGAGCTGATCCGCGCACCATTGCCGGAGCTGCAGAAAAACAGAGTGCAACTGGTGGCATTCCGGAACGGATACGGGAAAGATGTACCGACAATATGGGCAGAGTGCTCACTATCGGCCGGATATGGACGGGAAGAATGGGGAGCAGAACCAGGAAAGAAATATTATATTTTAACGATTGAGAACATAGGAGGCATGAAGCTATGAGAAACATAATCAACATGATAATCAAAATTGCAATCATCTGGGGAGCAGCATGGCTGTTCCCGGAGTATGTAAAGATACAGGATACAAGGACAATGGTGCTGGTAGTGGCAACGCTCCTGATAGCGTCAATCGTTCTGGCAGTGATAATGATGGGAGTCTTGATTCTGGCGGCACTGCCAGGAAACGGGGCGGGAATAGGAATTGCCATGCTGATAACAATCATCATGGCATTAGCATCTGGAATAATACAGCTGATGGCAGCAGTGCATTTTGTTCCTGGATTTGAGATACACGGAAAACTCACATACATCATTCTGGCGTTACTGATGGCCGTATTTTCGATTGAGGAGAAAAAGGAGGCATAACAATGTTTTTATCAACGAGCGTATTAAACAATTTGATGAAAAAGGCATACAAGACCGGCCTGGTGGTAGCCAGGACGCAAGATGCACAAGGAAATGATTGGCTGTATCTGGCCGGATCATACTGGGAGGTAAGTGTCAACAAGGATTTCATTCCAAAAAAAACACTGGGAGACATCATCACACTGATCGGAGAGCTGCCAAGACCGGGAGAACGGTTCAAGGCAACGAAAGAGGGAAACCAGATCGAGATTGAGATGCCGATGGCAATAAACGAGGAGGGATTCGGAACGGATACTCTGACCATCACTGACGTGCTACTGATCGGAACGCAGGGAACCGTTCAAAGGCTCCTGCAGGATGATCTGACCGGCCAGATCTATCCGGTCAACAACGTGTTTGTTTCGATTATCAATAATGCAATGGTAGAAGAGGACAAGGGAGAATATACAGTCACGGAGCCACTTTTCAATCCGTTCAGAGGAATCCTGTGGAAAAACAATGTCTGCAAGCTGAGAGCACATTTCCGGACAGATGACAAGAATATCAAGGTTTTGAAAAGCCTCAAAGGTGTAGATATCACGCCGGAGGTACCAGAGGAATGATGTACCCAAAACCACAACGAAAGAAAAAGAGAAAAAAACATAAAGCCAGTATCCTGCACTGCAAGGATGGCACTTGCTATCTCTGCATGAAGTTAAAAGGGGACTATCGGAGATATCCGGTAGTCCATGAACATCACATCTATGATGGCCCTAACCGCCAGAACTCTGAGGCGGAGGGCTTAAAGGTGTATTTATGTCTGGACCATCATATCATGGGGCCGGAGGCAGTACATAACAATCACAAGAATATGCGGATACTGCACAGAGACGGACAGAGAGCATATGAGAGAACGCACAGCAGAGCAGAGTTCATGAGTCTGATCGGCAGGAACTATCTGGACGAAGAAAAACAGGAAGAACCAAAAAAGGACACAAAAGACGGGTTCATGTTCCTGGAACCGGATTGTATCGGCTGTTTTGGTGCATCAGAGAATCAATGCGAGCGTTGCGAGGAGAAAAGACATGATAAAAAGACTGAGACACTGGCTGATTGAGGCCAGAAAGAAGAAATGCCACCATTGCTGCCTGTGGTGCGAATGGTGGCGCATATGCGAGGAGGACAAATGATGGAGGATATGATTGCAATAGAGCTGGCCGTTATTATAGTGGCCATGTTCGCAATCGCAGTCGGATTCGATTGCATAAAAGACGGAATGTGCGATATAGGAGCAGTGATTCATGACATCATCACGGCTCCTGTCCGACATTACAGACAGAAAAAGCTCATGGAACAGATGGAACGGGAATGGGAGAATTACCTGGAGAAGAACAGGGCGAAAATGGTCAGGAATTTGATGAAAGAGCAGCAGAGACATTTTTCCACGAGCATCGGAGAAAAGCACACTGTAGAGGAGTGGGGAAAGGCTCTGGAAGAATTTGCGGAGTATCAATGCCAGCAGGATAAGGAGGAAAGAACATGGCAGGATCATATCATGGACAGGTTCATGAGGAGAATCTGAAAAGACTGGAGGAGTTTCATCAGGTATCAAAGAAAAACAGATACAGAAAGTGCCTGGTCACTTGCTCTGAAAAGAATCCAAAGGGCAGGACGAGAAAAGTACAGAGAAAGGCACTGTTTCATAAATGGGATGAAATCAAACAGGTTATAGATGCGTCTCCGATGATCGGAGGACACCCAGGAGGCCAGATAGCGTACACATTGGGAATTGTGGAATTTATGGACGGAACCGTGGGACAGGTATCTCCGGGATATATAAAATTTCTGGATACTGAGGACTTTGCGGGAGATTGTAACGAGTAGGGAGGAATAAAGATGCCAAACGTGCGACCACTGAACAAAAAGAAATATGGGATAAGCAAACACGCATTCGGAACGGCATACTCATATTGTCTGCAATATCCGGAATGGAGAGAGGAGCTGGGCAGCAGGACATCAACCGTCAAGAGTCCTCAGATAACCGGAATGCCAGGGGCGCACAACGGCAGTGATGCAACAGCCAACCTGGCAGAGCGCAGAGTAGAGTTGCGTGAGAAGATGCATAAAGTTGAGGATACAGTCAGGGATGCGGTAGGGGACAATAAGAGCCTCTATGAGTATCTGCTGGAATATGTGACAACGGAGGGAGCAACGTTTCACTGGATGAAGCAGAAAGGAATACCATGTGAGAGGACATATTTCTATGAGGTCAGAAGATATTTCTATTACCTCATGGCAAAGCGGATCTGAAAGTGCGGTACTCACAGGACAACTTTTATGTTATATTGATAAGGTCCAAAAGATGAGAACCAAGATTCTCAGACATTATCCCTCACAAAGGCTCCGGAAAACCCGGAGCTTTTTTCGTTGGAGGAGACATGACACAAGAACAGATTGATTATGTGAAAAAGTGCATCAGAGAGGACATTCACAGATTCTACGTGTGGGGACCGTGGAAGAAAGTACGCAGAGAGGTTCTGCAGATGGATCATGGAGAGTGCCAGAGATGCAAGGCAAAGAAGATATACACGAAAGCTACGACAGTGCATCATGTGAACTATGTCAAGAAACATCCGGACATGGCTCTGGAGATATGGTATGAGTGGCATGGTGTACGAAAAAGGAACCTGGTCAGTCTGTGCCACGACTGCCATGAGGCAGTGCATGGATACAGGAAACAAGAGAAGAAAGAAACTCTGACAGAGGAAAGGTGGGATTGATATGGCAAGGACAAGCGATACAGCAGATTATATGGTCACACAATGCCAGGCGTGTGGAATGCTGAATGTGATACCGAGAGAGTATTCAGACGGTCGAGTGTGTGCGGATTGTTCCGGAGGGCCATTGATGCCGATGGGATACGCAATACTGCAGGAGAGACCAACGAGCAGAATCACGGTGCAGGTAGATGTGGAACGTGACCAGTTAGACAGATTGATTGATGATGTGGCAGCAGTCAATGAGACTGTGGACGGAATCATTCGGAAGATAGGGAAAATAAAAGAGGGATAACATGAAGCAGGAACAGATCATCAAATGCGGAGGACAAAAGATAAAGGTATTCAACTGTGATCCGGAAAAGAATACGCAATGTGACAAAGAGTTCTGTATGCATAATATAAATGCAATAGACGGGCTGTGCAATCACACAACGAATCCGGATTTTGCTCTGGAAATTGGACAGAAAGCACAGAAAAAAGCGTATACC